GCAAGAAGGAGATGGGGATGCCGGTAAAAAAAGGTCTGTACTACAACATCAACAAGCGTAGGAAGTTAGGTCTACCCGCTAAGAAGCCCGGTCAAAAGGGCTACCCTACTGCTGAAGCATTTAGGCAAGCAGCCAAGACCGCTAAGAAGCCTAAACGCAAAACAAGACGCTAGACTTTCCTGACCGCTAACTGGTAACCAAGCATTATTAGTTCAGCCTTTTCGCTAAATAGGGTCACAAAGAGGTCTATAGCGAGTTTTGGGCGGTGTAATAGCCCTTGCACATCACGCCATAGGTAATCATCAAATAGCATGATTCCCCCCTGTTTTAGCAGTCCAAACGCCATACAAGCGTCTGTCATCACATCTGGAGCAGTATGGCTTCCATCGACATAGATAAAGTCAAACTCTTGCTTTGCACAGATAGCTCTAGCCAGTCCGTCATAGGATGTAGTTCTGTAGAACTCGACTAACTGGTCAGCCTGAGTAGCCTCTTCTATGTTTTGCTGAAACCTTACAAATAGACCATCTAGGTCTAAGTTGGCGTGTTCCTCGCTACCTTGGAATGTGTCTATGCAAAGCAGTCTACCGTCAGGGTCAAGACCATTTTGCAGTAACCAACATGATGCTCTGCCCTCAAAGCTACCTATCTCTAGGAAGTCTTGCTTGGTCTGCAAGGCGCTCATGCAGAACTCAAAGTTCGGGATATTGTGGCTAAACCAGTCTTGAGTAAATTTCATGGCGCGGGGATGAGTTGTCCCTCAAAGGCGTATGAGCCAATGTGGGAGAGTTGAACCCAAGGCGCTGCCCAGACTTTGATGCCGTGTTCACGCGCTAACTTACAGAAGTGGTAATCCTCAGACAAGAGGATATTGGTTTCCTTTTCTATGCTTGTCGTAAAGAACTCTTTGATTAAGTCATCCTTGATAGTGTTAGCAAGGTCAACAACATTGTTTGTGTAGCTAGGAACTTTGTCGGAGAGTTTCTCAAACACCTCTCGCTTGATGAGCATGAAGCCTGTACCGCCATTCCATATCTCGACTGGTTGGTTTATCGGCACGGTGACTGAGCCTGAGTAGTCCACAAGGTTGACTACAAATGCCCCTGTGTAGTTCTTGAGCTGCTCTGTCGGCACACCATTGTCTAGGGCTTGCTTGACGCTACCCCAGTTAATTTCTTTCTTAGGATAGATGCCACAGATGATTTCCTTGTCAGCCTCAATCATTGGAAAGATATGCTCTGGATGGAACTTTATGTCTGAGTCTATGAAGAGCAGATGGGTGGCTGCCTTCATCTTGAGGAAGTTATGCGCCATAGCATTACGCGCTCTAGTGATGAGAGACTCATTGAACATAAATGAGAATGAGACATCTATGTTGTTAGCTGTTGCCATTTTCTGCAACTGCATGACTGACTGGACATAAAAGCCATAGCATTGCCCACCGTACATAGGACTGGCAATAAATAGATGTGCTTTTTGTTTTTCTGTTGATTCTATCGTATTAGTTTCAGACATGATTCCACCGTTTTCCTTGTTTAATTAAATTGATGGCAGCAGAAGATACGCCATACTCAACACCTAAGTCTTTGCTAGACAATCCTGTGTTTATAAGATATTTAATATCTTTAACATCTTCCTCGCTTAACTTTGCCATTGGGTTTTTTACGCCTCTTGTGCTGCGCCCTTTGCTTGCCATATCCTGCAAGTTTTCTTTTTGTGTTCCTAAGAAAAGATGATTAGGGTTTACACAAGCCACGTTATCGCATGAATGGCAAACATACATTCCTTTAGGAATAGGACCGACAAATAATTCGTATGAAACTCTATGTGCATAGTGCTTCATACCTTTAGATTCAATCTGTCCATATCCACGAACTGTTGTTCCACCCATCCATATCCAACACCCTGCCTCTGGCATCCTGAGTATCTTTTCTTCTATTCGCTCTTTGGTAAGAGGTTTTGTTCTTTCCATTTATGGTTTCTTTCAGTTGTTGTGATGATTATTTAATGCCGTGGGCGGCTTCGATGGCACGGGCTAACGCAAACACAGCAAACTTGTCTTGTGGTCGTAGCGTTTGGTGATGCCCAGTTGTTTCGTAGCACTTTTGAATCTGCTCATCCGTCAACGGCTTGCGCTGTGGTGGGGTGGTGTAGAGGGGTTGACGTTTAATCCCATCTGGATATGGGCCATTGCCATCGTGACCGTAGGCCGTGGCGCAGTTGACAGTTTTCAAGTATTCCCAGAACTCTGGATAAACCCAACAGGCAGGCTCCTGCTCTGGCTCTTTGGGTTGTGGATGTGTGTAGAGAGGTTCTGGATTTAAACCATGCTCATCAGCCAATTTCGCTCGTTCTGAACTTTGAGACAAAACATATTCATTCCACGCCTCACTTGGTATCCAACGCCACGCCACAGGCTCTTGCTCTGGTTGTGCTAATGCTTCTTTGATGGCGGTTATGGTTGCATCATATTCATCCCACAAAGCATCTTCATCATGTCTGGCGGCTGATGCTCTTGATGGAGCAAGATTGTTTTGCGCTGTCTTTACAGCCTCAAGTGCCATTTCTAATACTTGTCTCATTCGTGTCCTTTGAATTAGTGGGGCTTCCCGAAACGCTGCCCCGTCACGTTCCTAACTGTCCTCTAGGGACTCACCTTCGGGATGGTGGGGGGTGATTTCTTCTATGACAACATGAAGCAGACCGCCTTTGATTTGACTCCCCCGAATCATCTCAATGTGGTCAACTTGGAAGTCATCGTCAAACACTCCAGCGTGTTCTAGCGCATCTAGTACCGCTTTGATACGGTTGTCGATGTCGATTTTTCTTTTGTCTCTAGGACGCAGAATAAGTGTGAGTTTCAATTTTTTATCCCCGAACTTAGGAATGTTGTTATCAATGACAAACTGTATGACTGCTTCTCTAAACTCTCTGCCGTGCTTGCTGATGATGGTTCTACCGCGAAAGTTTCGCCAGTAGCTGTTCATGCTTGGCGGGAAAGGTAAAGAGAAGCTAGTCATTAGAATGGAACATCAGAATCTCTAGGGTAGTTTCTTGTGGGTTTGTCTGTCACTTCTCTAGGATACTGCTGCTGTTGTTTGTTCCAGTTAGGGTCGTTAATCTTGAGGTTGAAGTAAGGACCGTGACCAGCATCGTTTTGCCAAGCACCGAAGTTAATAACCTCGCCCTTGTACATAAACGTGCCTTTCCAGTCAGGTTCTTTGTCGTTCTTCTTGAACGCATTTTTAGTCATACGCCCCTTCATTTCTAGGGGTACGAATTTAGGTTTGTTATCCATGAATGTCCTTTCTGTATGAATATCTGGCAAACTCTTTACCATTCTCTTTAACCATTGTTGTGTGGATGGGATGTCCTTCCCGTCTAAGCACTTCGATATGTGCTGCAAGCCTGAATGAGCCATAGTGTTTAAGTGCGTCCATCGGAGTTAGTGAGCCTATGTTTTGAAGATGCCTCAAAATATGTTCTCGCTGGCTTCCATGTCGGCTACGAACTGGGACGCTGGGGACTTTGGGGAGACATTTACCCCCGCCTTGGCTAACTCGCTACGAATCTTTATCTTGTCAAAAGATACAAACTTTTCGGTTACACCCTTATTAGCCTCTGCTAGAGCATTTATCTTCTCGGTGCGTTGCTCATCAGTCAGTTTGCTGGACTGCATGACTTTGCTAGCTAACTCGGAGTAGGCAGCTATCCAAGCGTCAGGAGACTCATAGGAGGCGTATATTGAGCCGTCAGGCAAAATGAGGTCATAGTCCCCACTTGGGGCTTCAATCGCTTCTAGGGGTGTTTTAACCTCTTCTACGATGCCCATGTGCTTTGGCGGGGGGCTATCAAAGTCCATGACCTCTTCTGTAGCGTAGTGACCCAAGATGCAAGCGGGATAGATAGAGCGCACAGCCCTAGAGATAACCCTAGCTCTGAGCATATCTTCGGGGTACTTTGTCCAGCCAGACCCCTCTCTGTAGAGTCCAGCCTGTTTAGCCATTTCAATAGTCCATTCCACCGTCAGGCTACCGCCCTGTGGGTGCTTGAATGTCCCCTTGACTTTCTTTGGGGTTAGTTCGTCCCATTGGACTGAGCCACCAGAGAGTTGAAAACGGGCTAAGATTGCCTGAGACTTCAAGGCTGGTCTGCCCTGAATGATGTCGTATTCCTGAACGACAGTCGCTGGATGCTTGTTCTCAGCTTGCGCTACAAGCATGACAGCCATGACTTGCTCTTTAGACTTAAAGCCATAAAAGCCACTTTTGACGATACTGTCAGCCATGACGGTCATGTCTGATACGGGGATGATGTTACTCATATAAATTTCTCCAGAATAGTTATGAAAAGGTCTATGACTGAGGATGCAGCCATTACATATATGGCGATGTCTTGAGAGGTCACAAGTCCCTCACAATCATCATTTCGTCAGCAAATGCCCAAGATGCTTTGACAATCTCATCCATTGGAAATCTGCCTTCGTTTTCACGAATCAATGCTTGCATAGCCTTGGCAGCGAAATAGTCTCGCAAGGTCATGCCATGCTCCATTGTTCCAGTCTTAGGGTTATGCCCATTAGGAAACGCTAACATTCTTAGCCTTTCTGCCGGGCTTTGCCTTTGGCGTACCGTCAACCTTTAGACCCCACCGAGCAGCTTCTAGGCGCTCTATGCGAATGATTGCCTCTTCTAGTGAACTAGCAAGCAAGTCAACTCTAGTGCGTATAAACATTGCTTCACGCTCTAGTGTTTCAATTCGTTTAGTGTTGAAAAACATGATTAACCTTTCACTAAGAATCTACGGCTACCGGGCATCTCCCGAACAAATGACTTGTAGACATCTGGCATAGACTGCTCAAACAGTTTGGCATCGAACTTCATGCTTCCCTTGGCTGACTTCCAAGTGGCTAGGACTCTGCCGTCTAGGGTTACCAATTCGCTGTTGACCCCCATGAATTTTTGGATTTCCAGCTTGAGCTTCTCTTCCTCGTCTTCCCACTTCTTTAACTGGTCTTTGGTGTACTGCAATGCTTGGCACATCTGCTCTAGGGCTTGCGGTGCGGTGATAGAAGTAGGTGCGGAGACAGAGTAGATTAGCTTCGCTTGCTCGGTAGTCTCAGGTTCAGGCAACTGCTTAGTCTCAACACTTGCCCAGAACTTCGCCATATCCTTGATGAGCTGCTCTTTCTGCCCTTCCTCAATGGTGAATCTAAAGACTTCAAAGTTTTGTCCACCGAACAATACAGCCAAAACAATGTCTGAGATATTGTGGCAAGCCGCCTCATGGATGAGTTGCGCCATATCAGCCTGAGGGATGATGTTGGCTTCACTATCGAACTTGTTGCGTACGCTAGCGTTGTAGTTCTTGACCTCCACAAGTGTTTGCCCGTCAGCGCTGATGAAGTCGAAGTGTGACCGTAGCCATGACTCTTTAGGATGCGTGAGCGCATAGTCTGCCTCTTTCAATTCGATACCAAGTTTTGCTGATGCGAGTTGTCCAATGATGGGCTGCATGACATGACCCATTTGGACTGCTTCCACATCACTAAGGTCTGGTCTTTCCATGACACCTAGCTTTTGTAAGACAGCATCGTTACCTCTGCCATTGGCTGCCATACGGGAGTCACCAGACCACCAAGCAGAGTTGCGTACTTCGGGTAGGAAATCCGAGCGGTCATTTGCCATTGCTTTTCTCCCTTAATGCGGTAATTTGGTCATCCCAACGCAAGCCATTCATGTGCTTCCAGCTCTCTAACTTATCTGCTAAGAACTTTTCGTTGCCTTTAAACAGTCGTGTGTTGAGCGCCATGTTTGCAACTATTTCCATGTCAACAGCGTGTCTACGAACTTCCTCTGCGTTGCGCTCAATTCCCGCAACCAATGTCAGAATGATTGACTTAAACATATCGGGGTCTTTAGCCCGAACTGCCACCTCTTGTAAAAACTTCATGTCTTCACTTGTCATGAGTCACCTCGTCTTGGTTAAGTTCAAAGAGTTTGCCAACTAGGTCGCAAGTGCCACCAGCTACGCGCATGGTTTCGCAATAGGTGTACTTGGCTTCCCCAGTAATGAGGTTGACTACCTCACTAGCACGGCACTTGTCGTAGTTGACAATCGGTGAAGATAAGTCAGATGGAATGTGCCACTTGCAGTCAGCACAAATCAATGGTTTCATATTTACCCCTTTATATGGTTAGGAAGAGATTACATTATAGATACAGATTATGGTGATTAGCCATTGTATTTTTTAATCGGTTTGTCCTTTCTGATAGTCATGCTTGTCCCCTTGCTCTGATTGCTTTAGCGCAATCTAGTGTCCCAATATCCCAAGTTCTATTTTGCCAATCCTCAACATCAAGGTCTTTGTACAACTTTGCACACGCCTCACGCTCTGCTG